ACCGAAGCGTGGCGAGGACCAACGCGCAAAGGTTGCCTCGGACCTCCGTGAACTATTGGAGACTGAGGCCACAGCCAAGGCAGAGGTCAAGGCATACGAAGAACGACAGGGGACAGCCGATGTCGAGGACGTACAGACAGGCGAAACTGAGCAGCGCGAAGATGAGGGACGGGAAGCGGGACAAGCACCGGTGCAAGTGCCTGGGGTGTCAGAACAGTCGGAGACACAAACACCTGAAGAAGCAACCCAGCCTGAAACTGAAGTTCCGGTAAAGAACCAGGGCAAGAAAGAGACGCCCGTCGCGGAAGTCGAAGAGCCCGTTGCCGACGAGCAACCGGAGTTGCCCGAGGTTCCGGAGGTGCTGGAAAACGAAGAGGCTGAACCAGTCGAAGACGAACCGCCAGTGGTCGATGAGCCAGTGGTCGATGACGAACAGGCCAAGGCGGACGAGGAGGCCGAAAATGTCCGCAAGCTCCGCGCCGACTACAACCCAAAGAACGTCTTGCGCAGCATAGAGCAACGGGCGGAAGTCAAGGACGAGCTGGGAGCCCTGAGTGCTAAGATCCGCAGGCTACCGAAGGGCGACAGCTTGCGCAGTGGGTTGGTGGCGAAGCAGAAGGCGATGCAGCTCGCGCTCAACTCGATGGTGGTGGACGAGGAAATGGCAGCTCGCAACGAGGCTGCAGAAGTGAAGGTTGGCGATCAAGTTCTTACGTCATTCCAAGAGCTTGGCATCACTGACACTCCATTTATCGTTGACAAGGTGAACCGCAAGACACTATGGGTGAAGACGGAGAACGGGAACAGGATCAAGATTCCGAAGGCATCAGCGGAGCTTGTGGTTGCAGAGAAGAACAAGGGCAAGAAAGAGACTCCTGCCGAGGAAGCCACTACGCCCGAGGCGGCTCCTGTTCCAACTAAGGCAATCAAAATAACGGACGTTGCATTTACCCCGTTGGCTGAATACGTAAACGCAACAGCGAAAACCGGGGAGGAAATACGCGCGGGTCTCAAGGAAGACGTAGCGCGCATGAGGAAGCAGAACATCTATGACGGTGAAATGCAATCCGCCAAGAGAGAGCTGAAGAAGACAAACAAGGTGCTAGAGCGAGAGCATGAGGCTAATTCGCGTAAGCACCACAATGAGATGGTGGCAAGGCAGATTTCAGACAACCGTCGTGACCCTGCAAACTACAAGCCTGTTCCCGCCGAGGTTATTGCTGACTACACAGAACAGAAATCAAAGGCTCCTGTGGCGGAAGAGGCAGCGGACATAGACGACATTGCCGAGTCGCCAACTGCGCAGCCGGACATGTTTGATGATGGCGAGGAAGACCTGTTCACCCAGAAGAAGAAGCCTGCGGTCGTCAAGTCCGAGGGACACTCCTTCTTCTTTACTCCCAAGGGCGAGACTGCTCTCGAAGAAGTCTACAAGCATGGCAACTCCTATTACCGTGCTCCGGCTGCGAATGCCATAGATGACTTCACTGGCGTCCGTATTGGCAAGGTCGTGGCCAAGGGAGACATGACTATCCTGCAGGTGAGGGAATCGCTGGGATTGTCAAAGTCAGGCGAGGAGTCTTCCAGCCTTGCCATTGGAACGAAGGACACCACACCAGTAGCGAAGCCAGCGACAAAGCCACCTGCAGCTACCGAAGCTCCCGTTGATCCACCGTCTGCAGTACGGGCCCGTGCTCTCGAAATGCAGATGACTGCCGCAGAACTCGTAGATGGTGCAAAAGAACTGCTTGCTCCTGGTGCCCGTGGGATGACTGGCAGAGTTGCTTCTCTGATTATCCGCGAGGAGCCAGCCAGGATGCGCCAGCGTGACGAGGTGATCCGCGCAAAGCTCCATGACTACTCCGCTGTCTTCCGGAAGATGTCTGATCCAGAGATCAGACAGTTCATTGCTCGTATGGAGCCAGAGTCTGGAATGCTCCCACAGGCTACCGCAGAGTTGGACGAGATAGCGGCAGTCATGCGCAAGATGCTTGACGACATGCGTAACATGCTACAAGGATACGGCTTGCTTTCTGACTACATCAAAAACTACTTCCCCCACTTGTACAAGAATCCAAAGCACGCGACCGATGTGATTGCCGGACTTTTGTCGAAGAAGCGACTCTTGCCAAACGGGTTCTTGCAAAAGAGGAAGTATGTCACACTGGATGAGGGATTGGATGCAGGACTCGAACTGGCTCACTACAATCCAGTGGAGATGCTTGCAGTCCGCATGCACGAGATGAACAGGTACATGGCTGGCGCGAACATCAAGCAACGGTTCAAGGAGTCTGGTCTTGCTGTATTCGTCGCGTCAAGCATGACCGAGAACTACAAAAAGAGTGGTTGGGTGTTTGTGGATGATCCAGCCTTTATTCTACTCTCAACTCCTGAGAATACGACCACCGAGGCGTATGACAAGATGTTATATGAGCAGTTGATGGGTGTGGCCACAAGGCTTGGTATAGATGTCCAGACGGTGGAGAAGCTACGCAAGGGACAACTTGGTGTCAGCAAGGGCAATGCGATTAAGAGGCGCGTTGCTACCCCTCTCTCTGTCTTTGCCCACGAGATTGGGCACCAGATAGACGAGCAGTATGGACTCTTCGAGCAAATGATAGCATCTGGTGACAAGACTGCCATGCGCAGCGAGCTTGACGCCTTGTCGGACTTGCGTCACGAGGGAGAGACTGTGGATGCCAAGCGCATAGCTTATGAGCGTGGCTCGAACGAACAAGCCGCAGTGATCCTGGAGGCATGGCTTGCCGCCCCGGAGAAGATGGCGAAAGTTGCTCCCACGATTACATCCGCATGGAAGTCGTTTCTTGCAGCGAACGAGGATGTGTCACCGTTGCTGAACCTTGATCGATCGGTCGTCCTGGACGAAAAGACGCATGTCTTCAAGCAAGATGGTGTCACTGAGATAGGGAAGTGGGCGGTCCAAAAAGAGGCGGCAACGATTCTGAACAGATATCTACAGCCTGGGCTAAGTGCGAATCCTAATATCTGGATCCGTGGCACGTACAATGGAGTGCGCCAGCTCCGGAACCTAGCTCTGATGATGTCGCACGGACTGAGTGGATTCCATTCGATCAATACGGCTGGCGATGCCGTTGGTTCCCGCATGGGGCTGGCATTCGAGAAACTGTCTCGTGGCGACTGGGCAGGGTTTGACGACTTGATGAAAGCCCCTGGGGCATTCGTGTCCGACATTGCGCTTGGCCGTAAGATCAAGAAAGCTGGCCAGTTGGATCTTGACCAGATCACTGATCCTCACATGCGCTTCATTCTCGATTCAATCCTTCGAGCTGGTGGTAGCTTGTCGATGGACTCTGCATACCGGAACAATGCCCGTGTGAGGCTGGTTGACTCTGTGAGGGCTGCACGAGTTGGCAACACGGCAGAAAAACTCAAGACTGCTGGTGCGCTCCCATTCAACGTGATTCTGGCAGCATTTGAGGTCGCGTCATACCCAATTATGGAATACCAGGTCCCTGCTCTCAAGCTGGGGGTGTTCTCGCACATGGCCGAGGACATTCACAAGCAAGCCTTGGAGAATGGTTGGAGTGAAACCAAGATCAGCGACGAGCTTGCAAAGTCCTGGGACAACGTGGAGAACCGCATGGGGCAGATGAACTATGACAACCTGCACTGGAACAAGATCCTCAAGGATACGGTGGTGATGACCTTCCGTGCTTTTGGTTGGACGTATGGATCGATCCGCGAGTTTGGTGGGGGGATGTGGGATACTGCTTCGATCCCATTGAGAGTTGGCGGCGAGAAGAATTTAGTAGGCAAGGCCATTGGCATAGATGTTGGCAAGCCGATTATGACCCGCAAGATGGGGTACATGCTTGGATCCGCAGTCTCCTACGCAGTTCAGAGTGCTATCATCCAATATCTGTTCACAGCGATGAATGGAGGCGAACCAGAGGAACCACGCGAGATCAAGGATCTTTTCTTCCCCAGAACTGGCAGGAAGAACGCAGACGGGTCCGACGAGAGACTGAGCCTACCCCACTACTCTAAAGACATTGTGGCATGGTTTACGAGTCCGGCCAAGACCTTGCAGCACAAGCTCAATCCGACCATCGGAGTAGCACTGGATCTATACCAGAACGAAGACTACTTCGGACGCCAGATCAGAGAGGGAGGTAATACTGTTACCCGTGCGGCCCAGGGCGTCGGCTACGCGGCAGAGAGCATGTTTACACCGTTCTCCTGGCGCAACTACAAAAAGTACCGCGAGCAGGGCGACAGCATTACCAAGGCGGCTGTGGTTGGGTTCTCAGGTATCGGGCCTGCCCCAGCCCACTTGACTCGCTCGCCTGCACAGAAGTTGATGATAGGCATACTGCGAGGCCGGGGTGGTGGAGGTTCCCACAAGCCCCAGGCCGAAGCCGACAAGTCCAACCGTCGCAGAGATATCGTGAAAGAGAAGCGTTCTGGCAAGAAGATCACCGCAGAAAGACTGAAAGAGTTTAGCTCGCGTGAGCAGCAGAACATAGATAGACAGGCCAGCAAGTCGGCATTCGCAGCGTCCTTCGCTCGATTGAGCTTTGATGAGGCATTGAACGTCTTCCGTGTGGCCAGCGAAGAAGAGCAGGCTCAGTCCTGGGAGATGCTTGCTGGCAAGAGAGGGCGCGAAATCTCGCCCGACCAGGACTCGCTCAAGGGCTACTACGAGCTGAAGCTCGGACAAGGACAATCTGACCTTCGCATGGCCACCGATGTCCAGATAATCCGCAATGCTGCCATGCGCTTGACTTCAAGTGATTTGTCTGACGTGCAGAGAACGGAACTCCTTGAGGCCATGACAGGCAATCCGGAATACGAGGATGACTTGCACTTTGCGGTTGCCGCCTTCAGGCATCGCTGGGTGTTCTCTCCCACAGGCAAGAGGACAGGCAGACGCGTTGGCACACCAGCCTACCGGAAGCGTGTCCTCCTTCTAGTGCGGACCCTGAAAGAAAATTAGCGTTTTTTTGCAGGCTTCGCTTGCTTTCGCTATTTTGCCTCGTATCTTGATCCCAGAGTCGAGCCCCAAAACCAGGAGAATCATGATGCGAGAGAATGCAGACCCTAAGTTCCCGCTGGAATTATTGCCAATGAAGGTTGCCTCATATTGCTGGCAACTATCTAAGACATTTCATGTAGACGAATCCTTTGCAGGACTCTCTGCGCTAGCCGTGGCTGGTGGCGCGATGGGGAATGCCTTCACTCTGGAACTGAGGAGAAGGAAGAAGAAAAGATCTTTGGGGCATCTCAGGCAAGGAAGATAGTGGGCAAGATAGCACTAGCCCACTATGGCCTGACAATCGGAAGCGAAGGTCGGAAAACGAGGAGCTTCCCACAGGTACAAGAAGAGAACATTAGGGCAGCTATCAAGATTATGGATTGGTGTTTGTCAAAGAAAAAGCATATGTTCTCTAACCCAGCCAAACAACAGGAGAATCACCAGTGAGAAGTATCCGTCGAAGCATGCTGAGATACAAGATCCGAAAGTCCCATCCATCGTTCAACCATCGCGAGAGAAGGACGGCGTTCCGCGTTGCTTGGCAGAAGGCGCAAAAGAAGACAAAGGAGTCGTCATGATAGCAGGGAAAGCAGTACTGACTGACAAGGAAGTGTGCAAAATACTCCAGATCACGACGGCCACAATGAGAAATCACCTGAAAGAGGGAAAGCCTCTCTCGAAGGTGCGCCACTTCGACCTCGGCCGAGCGAGACGATGGAGCGCAACCAGCCTCAACGAGTTCATCAGCGGGAAACAGGAGACAAGAGAATGAGCAAGAAGAAGAAGCTTTACAAGCGTAACGGCAAAGAAGTCTTGGTCCTCAAGACTGTCAATGCCGGCATGACATCTCATTACGGAAACGCATTCAAATACCCGAAGCGTGGGTGGGTGGAAGCGCATGACTGGGAAGAGTCCAGCAATGGCAGACGCGGAGCTGGACTGCATGGGATACTTTGGGGCGAAACTACGGCCCCTTTGCTCCTCAACTGGGAACCCAATGCTGTGTGGCTAGTGATTAAGGTCATCGTATCTGATGGTCTAGATCTTCAGCCAACCAAGTGCCGTTTCCGTCGTGGATATGTGCTTCACGCTGGCACAAGAAATAGCGCAACTGCCTATTTGGCTAGTAGAGTCTCCTTCGTCCCGGTTATCATTGGAGCAAGTACCACGGCAGGCTACAATGGGCAGGCCACGGCAGGCTACAATGGGCAGGCCACGGCAGGCTACAATGGGCAGGCCACGGCAGGCTACAATGGGCAGGCCACGGCAGGCTACAATGGGCAGGCCACGGCAGGCAACAATGGGCAGGCCACGGCAGGCGACAATGGGCAGGCCACGGCAGGCGACAATGGGCAGGCCACGGCAGGCTACAATGGGCAGGCCACGGCAGGCGACAATGGGCGGGCCACGGCAGGCAACAAGGGGCAGGCCACGGCAGGCGACAATGGGCAGGCCACGGCAGGCTACAAGGGGCAGGCCACGGCAGGCGACAATGGGATAATTACCATCCGCTACTGGGACGGCTCACGCTATCGCATTGCAGTTGGCTATGTGAACGAGGATGGGATCAAACCCAACAAGACATATCGCCTCAATGCCACGAATCAGTTTATGGAGATCAACAAACAGGAGACAGAGTAGATGGCTTTCACACTATCAAGTATCACACGCGAAGTGAAGTTCCGCGCACCAAGGATCGCGCTTCTCGGAGGTGAAAAGGTCGGCAAGACTTGCTTCGCCTGCGGGTGCCGATTCGAGAATGGAGAACTGGTGGAGACGGGGCTCAACAGTCCTATCGTCATACCGATCAGGGGCGAAGAAGGAACTGACGAACTGGATGTGCCAGTATTCCCTACCTGCGATTCTTTCCCTGATGTCATGGAGTGCATTCGCGTGCTCTATGAAGACGAGCACAAGTTCGGGATGATCGTCCTCGACTCCGTGTCGAGTCTTGCTCCTCTCATCAATGACGATGTATGCCACGAGTTTGGCGTGGAGAACGTGCGCAAGGTTCCAGGCTTCCGCACTGGTGAAGCTGCGTGCGAGGTCCGTTGGAGACAAATCCTGGCTGGGTTGGACCTTCTCCGGAACACGAAGGGTATGGGGTGCGTCCTCATCGGTCACACTCGCCTGCGCAAAGCGGCGAACCAGGACGCCGACACCTTTGACGCCTATGATTTCGATCTCGAAGTTCCGATCTCGGAAACCATCAAGCGTTGGGCCGATGCCATCCTGTTCGCAGCGATGAAGGTCGCTATCCGGACCGAGGGTAAGGACAGCGATTTCTCGAAGGCCAAGCACAAGGGAATCGACGCGACAGGTGGTCAGCGTTACCTGTTCACGAGCCCGAGGCCAGCGAACCCGAGCGGTGGCAGAGGAGTCTACGGGCACCTGCCCGCCGAGATGCCTCTTGATTGGGCTGGCTTCCAGGATGAGGTTTTGAAGGCTGGCACGAGAGTCAAGGAATTGGCCGCAGCAAAGGCGGCAACCGAATCGACCGAATAAGTGGTGGCACGTACTACCTACGAACAGAAGTGAGAAACCAGGAGACGACGACGATGAACAACAACATTGCATCACTGTGGGGGATAGACCTGATCCCGCTGAATCAGATCCCCGAGCAAGAGGACCGAGACGGCCAATTCGAGCCGCTGCCGGTTGGCTGGTATGCCGTGACAATCGAGAAGTCAGAGGTCATGGAAACCAAGAGCGGCAACGGCAAGTATCTCAAGCTTGACATGGTTGTCATTGGCGACCCCTACGCCGGACAACACATCTTCACGAACATCACGCTTATCAATCCGAACGAGCAAGCAGAGCAGATCGGGATGCGCGAGCTTGGTGCCATCGGCAAGGCATGCGGTCTGCAAACTCTCTCAGGGAGCGACGAACTGCTTAACAAACAGCTTGACGTGCGCGTGAAGATCAAGAAGCGGGAAGGCTACCCGCCAGACAACGATGTCACGGCCTACAAGCCCCTCGGGCAAGGGACGGCAACGCAGAAGCCTGCTGCACCTCCTGCTGCCGCAGGGACGCCTCCTGTATTCACTCCACCTGGAGCCAGTGGAGTCGCGCCTCCGGCTGGTGGTGCGAAGAAGATGCCCTGGGAGTAGCAGTTACTCACCGAAGACGTTGATGAAGTAGGAGCAAAAGCAAATGCAGAAGGATCTCGCAACACTAGCGAACGAACTGTTCGCGGCAAAACAGGCAGAGAAGTCAGCAAAGGCTGAACGAATCCAGGCTGAGAAAGCTATCGGCCTGCTCGTAGAAACTGCGGAGAAAGGCAGTAAGACGGTTGACGCTGGCAATGGCATCCGGATCACGGTGACACGGGGAATCACGTTCAAGGCCGACATGGACGCGATCCGGTCGCTGACCATTCCAGAGGAGGTAATGCCAATCACGATGGTGCCAGCCTCCTACAAGTTCGACCCGAAGAAGTACGAGAGCGTCAGGGAGAATCATCCCGATATCGCCGCGAAGCTGGCCAACTGCGTGACGGCGACTCCGAAGAAACTGGCAGTCACGATGAAAGTTGGGTAGAAAGGGAGAGCCCGCTGCAGGAGTCGAAACCGCAGCGGGCTCTAATCGGAATCCACGTCTCAGCACAGGAGAAACCAGACATGGAAGACCTGAGTCCATATATACAGTCTGAAACAGAAACAGTCAAGCGGATTTACGCATGGCACAAGAAAATCGGAGACTCCGAGGAAGAGCGTGGCTATCTTGGTGCCAGCAGCCTTGGGGAAGAGTGCGAGCGGGCACTGTGGTACAGTTTTCGAGGCTGTGTCAAACGCAATTTTATAGGTAGACTCTACCGTCTCTTCGAGACTGGCAATCTAGCAGAAGCTAGATTCGTGTCAGAGCTCAGGGGAATCGGATGCGAAGTCCACGAGTTTGACGAAGATGGCAAGCAATTTGCTATCACCGGGATTGGTGGACACTTCTCCGGGCACATGGATGGATGCGCTCTGGGGATCCCAGAAGCTCCACTGAGTTGGCATGTTGTCGAGTTCAAGACTCACTCTTCCAAGAACTTTGCGAAGCTCAAGAAAAACGGGGTCGAGACAGCCTTCCCGAAGCACTTTGCTCAGATGATGGTCTACATGGGCGGCACTGCGATGCAGCGCGCCCTGTACCTCGCAGTGAACAAGGACACCGACGAACTCTACTCTGAGCGCATCCGCTTCGACTCCCAGGTATACAAGCGGCTGATGACCAAAGCCAGAAGGATCATCGAGAGCATTGCCGCCCCTCCACGTCTCGCGACTCGCCAAGACTCGTTTGCATGCAAGTGGTGCGATGCAAAAGACCTTTGCTGGAGCACAGGTAAAGTCGCAGTCCCGATCCCGAAAGTCAACTGCCGAACGTGCTGCCACTCCACACCGATAACGGCCATGGAAGAGAGAACGTGGGCCTGTGCAAAGCACGGAACGATTGATGGTGATATCACCGAAGCAGTGTGCGACGATCATCTTATCCTTCCATGCCTCGTCAATTTTGCCGAACCGACTGATGCCGGAGATGATTGGATCGAGTTCACCAACAACAATGGTGGCGAGAAGTGGAAGCATGGGAAAGGCTTCTGGCAGACAAGACAACTGATCTCGTCTATGGGACCGCTGGGCGATTTACCATTCTGAAAGGGATAGCCATGGTCAAGAAGACGCCAGAAGATGAAGTGCGAGCAGAGCTGGCCGGTTACCAGCCTCTCCCAATCGAATCCAGTGCCATGAAGCCACGCCTGTATCAGGTTGAAGCTCACGAGGCTCTGAACCTGCATCTACAGACCAAGGACACGAACCCTTGCGTAGTCATCCCAACTGGTGGCGGCAAGTCAGTAATGATGGCCTGGGACATCCAGGCATGGAAGCGTGACTATCCTGCATTCCGATGCTGCATCCTGGCTCACCGCAAGGAACTGGTCAAGCAAAACTCCGACGAACTACTCGGGCTGTGGCCGGCGGGTGACATAGGTGTGTATGCCGCTGGCTTGAAGCGGCGGGACACCGACAACTCCATTATCTACGCCATGATCGACTCGATCCACAACAAAGCTGGCCACTTCCCTGCGTTCGACTGTCTCATAATCGATGAGGCCCACCGAATCCCCATGCGTGGCGAAGGCAAATACCGCAAATTCATCGCGGATTGCAAAACCTACAACCCCAACCTGATCGTGGTTGGATACACCGCGACCCCATTCCGGATGGGTGGTAGTTCGATCTGCCACCGCGATCATATCTTGAACGAAATCTGTTATGAGGCGAATGTTGGCGACTTGATAGCGGATGACTACCTGTGCAACCTTCGCTCGAAGGTCGGAGATGCACCGGATCTCAGCGAGGTCAACTGCAACCACGGCGGCGACTACATCATCAACAGTCTAGCCAAGGCAGTTGACACGCCAGATGTAGTCCAAAAAGCTGTGCGTTCAGCAATGGGTATCATCCAGGCAGAACAGCGCACCAGCGTTATCGTGTTCTGTGTGGACGTAAAGCATTGCCATGACGTATCAATGGAACTACGCAAGTATGGAGCTGAGGCACCAATTGTCACTGGTAAGACTCCCCAGACCGAGCGTGACCGGATAGCCGAGTGGTTCAAGTCTGGCCGATACCGCTTCCTGCTAAATTGCAACGTCTACACGGAAGGATTTAATGCCAAACGGGTGGACTGTATCGTAGACCTTGCCCCTACCCTGTCCGCGGGACGATTTGTCCAGAAGGTCGGGCGCGGGCTCAGGCAGCATCCTTCAAAATCTGACTGCTTGTACCTTGATTATGGACACAATATCGAGACGCATGGCCCTATCGACTGCATCGAGGATGAGGATGTGCGGTTGGCCGAGTGCCAGGGATGCGGAGACACGTTCTCCCATGCCGTCCGGACGTGTCCTCATTGCGGATGGGAGATTCCCAAGCAGGAGATCGAGCGCGCCGAGGCCGAGGTCAGAGAGCGCAGGATGCACGAGGAGGAAGCGGCACAGCGCGCGATCCTTGGCTCGCAACCGGAAGAGCTTGAAGTATCTGCCGTCACAGTCCATCGGCACACCAAACCAGGGAATCCTGATAGCATGCGAGTACAGTACCGCTGTGGCCTGTCCACTGTAAGGGAATGGATCTGTCTTGACCATACAGGCTATGCCAGAGGTAAGGCGTTTGACTGGTGGAAGACACGCTTCGGTGCAGCGGAAGCAAGCCGCATGACGGTTGACGACGCTATTGGAGACCTGTACACTGCTCAGAGGATCAAGGACGTTACGCACACCATTACCGTTGTCCGGCGTGGCAAACACCAGGAGATCGTCGCGTATGACCTTGATCCATCGTGTCGAAGACAGCAACAGGAGCCGAGTCGATGAGCGACCAACAGAAACCGACAGAGACCCCCGTACCGTGCCCGTTCTGCAGGGAGGAGTGGGAGAAGAACGTCGGAATCAACGGTTGGTTTCACCCCGCCACTGATTGCCCGATGGGAGTCAACGATCACTGGCTATTCGATACGGATGTGCTCGCCTACAATAAGGCAACCGCCGAGATGCGCGAGAGGGGGACGCATCGTGAACTTGCGTTGAGGATCTATAACGCTGGCTACCACGCAGGGCACCACGATACTGTCGAGGGGATTTTTTCAGACGACATCCATGGTGCAGACTTAGAACACTACCACGGGGACTCTGTGAGCGAGATTCTGAGAGAGGACGAATGAGAGCCGCAAAGGACGGTGTGGAATGAAAATCAGGCTTCAAGACAACTGGCCCCCCCCGTCACGCTCAGGTACACCAATGCGATACGACCCCGAAGCAGAGGTTTTCCGCGACTGCAAATGGTGTCACGGGGAGGGATGCCTGCAATGCAAGAACGAGGCAGACAAGGCATACAAAGAGACTTCCCCAGATGGCCCGGTTCTTATCGCCAAGTTCGACACCACAACACCAGATGGCGTTGCCGCGGCTAAGGACTTTATTCACGACATGCTCAACCCGCATGAAAATAACGGCTCAAGCTCCTTCAAGGAGGCGGATCTAGGCTTATGCTAACAGGAGACGACAGAAAATGAACGATCACGCTGAACTACCGTCAGAGTGCGATGAACTCTGTAGATATCGAACGTGTTTCCATCCGGGAGAGAACAAAGGAACATTCTCGGCCGGACGCGGCTACACGTCGTACCACGCGAAGCCAATCCTCGTGTGCGTGTACCGGATGAATCACGGATGTCCATTGATCGAGATCAACGGCGAGTTGACACGGCCACTGCCGGATGTGAAACGGTTGCTAGCGGACATGGAGACCGATGTGGACGGGGCGAAATGCACTCAGAGGGTGAGACGTTTGCTGCGCAAACTGCACAGATCCCTGGCAAAGGTTTGGAACAGGCTGGAGCACACGACCTCGGAGTTGGTGCAGAGGAACGAGGCAATAGACGGCATGATCGACGCGGCAAGAACAACCCAACGGCTGTTTGGACTGTATGACAATCACTGTCTAATGAGGGCGACAGCCGAGCTTGAGAAACACGCGCAAAAGGACGGTGCCAAATGATGATGAGCGACCACTACTTCGACTCCAAAACTGTTACCACCCGCAAGCCGCACCACTGCCACGGGTGCAACCGGGACCTTCCACCGGGTAGTAAAATGCTGGTATGTGAGGGGATACAGGACGGCGAACACTACAGGGGGTATTGGTGCGAGACATGCTTACAGATCGAGCCGCAGTGGACCGGGAACGAAGACGAGATCCCGGAGGGAGGATTCCGAGACGAACTCCCAGAAGAGTGGGAAGAGTGCCGCAAAAGAGTGGAAGACGCAAAGGACGGTGACAAATGAGCAACGAACAGAAACCAGTAGCCTGCCCGTTCTGCGGGAGCAAGTGGCTCAAGCGCAACGAAGACGGATGGTACCAGCACGTAAACAACGGCTGTTATCTCGACACGCCAACCCGTGGAATCTTGGCACCTTCTGGGGTCGTGGAATACAACGCCGGGTGCACCGAAATCACTGCCTTGACTGCAATTCGCAAGCGCTCGCTGCGGCGGTGGAAAAACGGCAAACGGATCGAGAAACTTGACAAAGAAGAAGAAAGTACCACCCCATGAACATTCTGGACCATGCGAAGAAGTACGCCGAGCGAGGCTGGCCAGTTATCCCCCTCAGACCCAAGGAGAAAGTGCCGTTGACGGCGCACGGGCTCAAGGACGCCAGCGTCGAGCTTGGAGTGCTCGAAGGCTGGTGGGCAAAGAACCCAGATGCCAATATTGGGATCGTTACTGGCGAGGTCGCTGGGATTTGGGTGCTTGACATCGACGGCGAGATCGGATCTGTGTCGCTGCTCAAGACAGAGCTCGAACTGGGGCCATTGCCAGAAACTCTCGAGCAGAAGACAGGCGGCAATGGCCGGCAACTGTTTTTTGCATGGCCGAAAGGGCGCGAGATCAGAAACAAGCAGGCGCTACGAACCAAGATCGATGTGCGCGGAAATGGCGGCTATGTGGTCGCTCCACCGTCCATCCATCCCAACGGTCAGGCATACGACTGGCCATATGGCGACAAGACCAAGATCAAGGAAGCTCCGGAGGCATGGATCGCCGCGCTTGAGACTGTGGCCAAGCCCAAGGTAGCGGAAGCCTTGTGGGAGCCCCCGCAGGCACGCAAGCCCGTGGTCACGTCTCCTGGGATGAAGGCTGGCATTCAGGTTGTGGAGCGAGCAAGGCTATACCTACAGCAGTGCGAAGCAGCCGTGCAAGGCAAGGGTGGACACGACAAGCTCCTGTGGGCTGCGCGAGCGATGGTGGTTGGGTTCGAGCTGGACGATGCGACAGCTTTGAGCCTGCTCTGGTCTGACTACAACCCCAAGTGCCTTCCCCCGTGGGACAAGAGCAACAAGAAGGACGTGCGCGAGTTCGATCACAAAGTGGATCAGGCTAGAACCTCGACATCAACCAAGCAATCTGGCTGGGCTCTGGATGAATTTGGGCTCCGTGACAGTGCCGAGGCAATGGCAAATATCACGGCAGGACGCGAGTCAGCTCGGAATCTGCTCGGGCTGGAGATCAAGCAGACTCCCCGCGAGAAGGCGGAAAACATTGACCAGACCGGCCTGACAGGGGAACGCAAACCGTTCCCGGTTGACTTGTTCCCTGAACCGATTGCTAACTACTGTTCCCAGGTCGCCCAGGCTCACGTAGTCGATACCTCGTTCTGCGCTCTACCAATCCTTTGCGCGGCTGGCACGGCAATGGGGAATGCATTCCGGCTGAAGCTTAAAAAAGGATTTAATGTCAACCCCGTTCTCTGGGTTGGGCTGGTAGCACCAAGCGGGACCAATAAATCTGGTCCACTGAACGAGATTATCGAACCATTGCGAGGACGGGTGCCGATTGACGAGAACGACGTGTCAACCTGCAACCCGCAAGGACGCATGATGATATCAGATGCAACCACTGAAGCGGTCATTGTCCGGATGTACGAGAGCCCACGGGGACTCATGGTGTTCCGCGACGAACTGGCCGGATGGTGCAAAGGCTTCAATGCCTACAAGAAGTCCGGCGGCGACGAACAGGCATGGCTAGAGTTCTGGGGAGCAAAAGAGTATGTGCTCGATCGCAAAACCAACAACGAGCAGATCCACATACCTGCGGCCGCATGCTCGATCCTTGGTGGAATCCAGCCTTCGGTTCTGGTCGAATGTTTTGACCCTGGCAGGTTCGCGTCCGGTCTGGTCCCCCGCATCCTGATAGCCTGCCCCCCAGCCATGGACATGTTCTGGAGCGAGGCAGAAGTGGATGCAGTCGATGAGAAGACTTGGTATGATGCTATCATGTGGCTCAGGACCAGACCGTTCGAGTCGTTCAACCTGGACTCGCAACGGTACATGCCGCATGTGCTCAATCTGACCAGGGACGCGAAAGAGATGTACGTTGGGTTCTTCAATGTCATTTCACTCGAAATCAGCGGTAGCAGCGATGAGGCACTGAAAGCCATGGCCAGCAAGTCGCGTATCATGGCAGGACGATTGGCATTGATCCATCACGGGCTCAAGATTGCATGCGCCAAGGAATCGCATGCGAACATACCAGTCGATGTTGATAGCATGGATGCTGGAATTGAGTGGGCTCGCTGGTGTCTGGATGAGCAGACGCGGGTCTACGGGTTCGCAGGCCACGAGCACCGCAAAGAACAGGCCGAGTATTTAGCTGGGTTGATCCAGACAAAGGGAAAACGCAACTCTGTCACCATACGACAAACCCAGAGACTCAATGCCCGTAGGTACAAAAATAACGACATCGCGAAGGCCGCGCTCGACCAGTTGGTCGAAATGGGATACGCAACATGGAACGACGAAGGGGAAAAGGTGACATTAGTATGAAGACGGAAACGGAAGACGCATTGGTTCCTAAATACGTCCGGACCACGAACCCCACCGCGCATAAGTCTCACGAGTGCTGCGAATGTCTGGGGACCATCAACGTAGGAGAAAAATACGAATATGTAACAGGTCTGTGGGGAACCAAGCATGACTGGTTCCGGACGTGTCTGGACTGCACGCTCGTGAGAGCACGGTTTTCCAGATACATCAATTACGAGGAGTTGCCATTCGGGAGTCTGCGCGAGAGAATGCGAAAAGAGAAGGTCACTGAGTCTGAACTGTTGGCAATGCCGTAACCAGGGGACAAAAAAATGACACGCAAAGAAAACCCCGAGCAACTGACGGACAGAATTATCAGGGCAGAGCGATTGGTTGACAACCTGTACAAAGAGCTTCAAAAGGAACAAAAGGCGAAGCGAGAGAAAACCGAGTGAACGAAACCGTCGCAATCCTGCTGCCGCTTCCTCCGGCATGCCTGAGTCCGAACTGTCCGCCTGGCTCAAGGGGTGGACGAATGCGCAAGGCCGTTGCCGCAAAACGATACCGGAAACTGGCAAGGATTGCGGCGCGAGAGTCGGGAATCGAGTCAGGACCATGGGAACAGGCCACCATTCAGGCTGCATTCTACCACAAGCAGAAACGTCGGCGGGATGACGTGAATGCGTTGGCCATGCTCAAGCCTGCATATGATGGGATCGTGGACGCGGAGCTACTGGCCGACGACGACCACGAGCACCTGACTACGCTCCCGGCCACATTCGGGATCGATAAGCTGTATCCAAGAGTCGAGTTGACGATTGAGAGAATAGGAGAAAGACAATGAGCCTGCAAGACTACAGCGTGCCGATGGAGGAAGACAAATGACAAGGCAAGTATTAGACGCATGTTGCGGCGAAATAGCAACGGTCCTTGGACACGACGACAGGCTGCCGAAAGAGTTTTCGGAATGACTTGCACCGACGAGAAACGGGCGTAGATCGAAAACACAAAAACGCCCTGCGAGACAGCCACCGCAGAGCGTGTTCGGTCAGGTTTCGGCTAGTATCTCTCGATCACCTTTTTGATCGTCCGTGGTCGCCACGCTTTCCCCCTGCGAAACTCTGGCATACAATTATCCATGATCCGAGCAATCATGTATGGTTTATTCCCCTCTTTGTATAGTTCCATGATACGGGCAACTGCTGGTGCCTCGCTACTGTTGGGCACCAACCGATCAGGGTTTGTGGGGTCTATCATGGTCCCAAACGGCGGAATGGAACTCATCTTTTTCCCAGCGCGCTGATGCTGGTGCATGGCGTCCTTGGTCCGTTGACTGATTTGCTTGCGTTCGAGCTCTGCAACTGCATCCATGATCTGGCGGACGAAAAGCACAGTCGGGTCGTTCTCGTCCCCCTCTATGTCTCCGGACACCGCCACAATGGACGCACCCGCTTGCTTCACTTGCCGCCTAGTAAGCTCGGCGAGCATAACGTCACGGGCTATTCGGTCGCGCTTGTAGACCAGCAGAATGCTCCCCTTGCCTAGCATCGAAATCGCCTTGGCAAGCCCCGGACGGTTTGCGTCTTTGCCGCTCTTGGCCTTGTCCTCGGTAACGGCGACGATATACCAGCCCTGTTCAGCTGCATACCTACCGCATTGTGCGGCCTGGGTCTCGCAGCTCTCGCTCTCGTCCGAGTTTCGGCGAGGACTGAATCTTGTGTAGATTACGCATTGGTCCTTCATTTTGTCTCCTTCGCGTCTCTGAGTATCTGGCGGATCTCTCGCAGGTCACTGCGGATCTTGGCGTAACTGTGCGTCCCGTGCGCCAGTGCGGACGTGCAGCGTGTGATAGCACGGGATATGACATTAGACTGTTCTGTACGCTTCATTATCAGCCTCCAAACTTCTGGATCAGAGCCAGGGCGCCGCACACTGCTATTCCGAGCAGGGATAGCAGGCAAACTACGCCAGCAAATACGTTTACGTCATCACTTTCCACTTTCCCACAGTCATCGCAGATGTCGTTGTGGGTTTCTCTCGCGCAATATGGACAGATTTTCATCGTCTTTCTCCTGGTTCGGGGTCTGGACACAGTAACCTGCTCAATGCCGCCCTCGAACGCATCCGAGAGCGGGGAGGAGGAGGCTAGGCAAACGGATTTAATCCAACCAGCTCGCGGATCGCGTCTGCCTGCCATTTGCGTTCAGCAGCATCAGCAGCATCAGCGGCAGCAGCGGCATAAACAGCGGCAAGAGCAGTAGCAGGGGCATCAGCGGCAGCAGCGGCATAAGCAACATCAGCAGCAGCATAAGCGGCATCAGCAGCGGCAAAAGCAGCGGCATAAGCATCAGCAGCAGCGGCAAAAGCAACATCAGCAGCGGCAAAAGCAGCGGCATAAGCAACAGCAGCAGCAGCAGCAGCGGCAGCACGGGTACGCTTGCACGGTCGCATGAGATATGCGCGACCGGATTCTATCGCCTTCCGTGGCTTATCGACGGTCGGGTACTCGGTCTCATACAAAGTCAGGACGTGCTCGGCACAAACAATGGTGACTTCCACAGATAGTTTTTTGGTCACAGGCCCACGCCTACACAGCATCCACCACAGCCAGTCACCACGCTCGCAGTTCTCCCACACCTCGGCCATGGTATTGTACCGCAGCGCAAAACGGGCACCGTTTGAGCACGCGTTATGCTCTCTCAAAAACTCTTGGACTTCGCTCTTCATCGTCTTATCTCCTGTTCTCGTCTTGGGACACAGTAACCTGCTCAATGCCGCCCTCGAACGCATCCGAGAGCGGGGAGGAGGAGGCTAGGCAAACGGGTTTGCGCCAACTACTTGAGTTCTCCAACCTTGACAAAAACGCGGTGAGAAAACGTGTGCATGGCGGGCTCCTTGGGTTTGGCTTGTCTGCCTCATCAGTGGCCGGGCAACACCCCGGCTAGACGCCCCGCAGGCGGGCGTTTTTGGCGTTGTGGACTAGTTGCCGGAGGAGGAGAGGATCACGCCGTGGCATTCGTGCCAGTATCCCTCGCCTGTTTGCGCTTGACACAGCATTTCACTAATTGTGGCGTCGGAGACCAGCTGAGCCGCACATCCCATTTGTGAGTAGGATTGGCTGCCGCCTATATAGGGATACATGCCTCGGCTTGTACCCGTCGAGTAGATTACATAGGTATAACCAGAAAGTGGCTTTGACGCTTTTCGCACACGCCAAACGGCAGTGCCGTAGTAGCTTGTATCGTAGCGGCGCGCTACAACTGAATCGGCGTAGAATCTCAGGTTCTGGTAGTTCTGGACGAGTGATTTTTTCATCGTCTTTCTCCTGCTTTCTCGACTCGGTTTCGGTCTGTCTTGTCAATGCGGGGCTCTCAGGTCGCGGAGTTCAGACCCCTATTCGTCGTACTTCATCCATGCGCCGAGGATAGTTTTGGCGATGGATACACACAATTTGTGGGGGACGCCGTGACCATGACAGCACCATGAAGTCTCAACAATCCCAAGGGCGACACCTTCGGCGACATCTTGACCACACTCGGCAACGTAGACTTCGAATGTCTCGAATCCGCTATCGCGGAAACCATTATTGAAGGCTTGTGTTAGTTCCTGCCGAATTGTCATCGTCTTTCTCCTGGTTTGCTGCGACTCCATCGACTCAGTACTAAGGGTCACAATACATGGTGCCTTGCGCTTGTCAAGGGGTGGTAGTAATCTTTTTTTGGGGCTGGGAGCAAGATCCAGCGGTGTACACTCAATGTACACATACTGTACATTCTATGTACATGTGTGACAGTGTAGCAAATTGTGACACTTTCACAGGTGCATGACAACGTGTGATAGCATGACAGCGGAACGAAAGTGTGACAGCGCGTGACAAACCGCTGCAAGTGGCCAAACACCAGTGTCTTATAGCAGATTGTCACACATTGTCATACTTTGTTACAGTGTCAAAATTGTCATGCTTAAAACACGTAGGATGGCTTATATTTGCTTCAAAAGAGAGGAGGCTAAGTAGAGTATGTATATGTATGACAATGTATATTTAGTACTACTACGTTTTAAGCATGACACGGCAAAAACATATTAGTCTGTTACTAGCTAACAAATGCAGGAACGGCAAGAAGGGAGAGGGGAAGGGGTTAGTCCAGCCTGAGTTGGCCGATACCCTGCCTGAAATACCTGAATCCGGCCCACGACAGCAGGCGCAAGGGTGCCCTTGCGCCACACGCTCTACGTGCCTGAGCTGGCCTGTATGGTGCGTGGTGCAAGTAGGCTGTAGTGCTTGTCGTGTGTGCCTGTCAGTGCTCCAATGACCCTGATCTAGTGTCATTATTCGAATGATCCCGATCTAGGATCTTTACCACCCCCCCCCCCCCGATCTGTGTTGGGACTCCTATGTACCCTGCCTCCCTCCCGTGTGTGGTATTTGAGTAATCGGGTTGCAAAAATATATATTTCCGATATTCTGGCCGTTGGTGGAAGCGTCTTGAATCCCAACCAACTAGGAGCCAACCAATGTCCAAGACAGCACGCGGCAAGCGGGATGGTACTGGTCCTTATCGTGGAAGTTCTCAGTCGAAGAGTTTTTCAGTTGGCAAGCGTGGCGAGAAGAGTTGCCCGAAGTCTGTGAAGAAGTCTAAGGTGAAGTAGCAATTCCGGTTGCCAAAATATATAAATAGTGTATTTTGGTTATTCAGCGTTCCGAGTCGAATCGAACCAGGAGAATCCCGATGAAGTCTGCACCGCCCGTGCCGAAGCCGGCCTGCTCTGCTCTGCCATGGGGAGTGGGAGCGCCTCCTAAAGTTGATCTCCCCCCCCCCCACCCCCGACGAGGAGAACTAACAAAAAGGCTATTTCCAGGAGAGCCAGCGATATTGAACCAAACCATCCGTGGCTTGATGCTGAAAGCATATTCAAGTGGTTATCAAGCAGGGCACCACGACACCGTTGAGGGAATATTCACCGACGATCCGAGAGGAACCGACGCGGAATACTACCACGGAGATGCAGTAAACGAGGTGATTGCAGACGAGACCCGTCCTCCCACCCCCGACGCGGAGGATGAGGAATGAACACAAACAAACTACAGAACACATTGGACCTGCACGGCAAATGGCTGCGGTGCGAAGATGGTGGCCAGCGTGCCAACCTGAGCGGAAGCGACCTGCGCGGTAGCAACCTGAGCGGCAGCAACCTGAGCGACAGCGACCTGCGCGGTAGCAACCTGAGCGGCAGCAACCTGCGCGGCAGCAACCTGAGCGGAAGCGACCTGAGCGGCAGCTACCTGCGCGGCAGCGACCTGAGCGGCAGCAACCTGAGCGGAAGCAACCTGAGCGGAAGCAACCTGCGCGGTAGCAACCTGAGCGGCAGCAACCTGAGCGGAAGCAACCTGCGCGACAGCGACCTGCGCGGCAGCAACCTGCGCGGCAGCAACCTGCGCGACAGCGACCTGCGCGGCAGCAACCTGCGCGACAGCGACCTGCGCGGTAGCAACCTGAGCGACAGCGACCTGAGCGGAAGCAACCTGCGCGGAACAGCCATTGACCACACCATCCGGTCTCTGATGCGCCAATTTGTTCGAGACTGCCCTTGTCTCCGCACTGGCGGGCGGGTCGTCTATCGCACGGCAACCAGCCAACACATTGGCTCGTGTGTCTACGAACCTGGACAGACCTATGTAGCACCATTCCTCTCGTGGTCGGCAGAAACCGCTTGCCACCCTGGCATATACGCGGCGTCTCGTGAGTGGATGAGAGAC